ACGAAACCAATCAACGAACTGGTATGAGAAAGGGTAGTGTTCGTGTCCGAGGGGTCGCACCTAAGGGCTAGAGCGCAATGTCAGTGGTTGGTGGGACACGTTGCGAAACGTTGTTACACTGGTCGCGAAACATCACTGAGTAGCTCGCGAGGCAAAAGGTATGTGGTGAGTTGTATTCAGCAGTCCAAAAGATTGTTGAGCAACTGAGGCAGCTCATCGCGGTAGGTTGTTATAGATCAATGGTAGATCATTTCTCTGTTAAAGAAACTGCTGTAGGTTCAAATCCTACTAACAAATCAAAAATGCAAAGACTGCCTCGGTCGTATGTGAAAAGCATCTAATACTGTAGCCGCAAGGTAATACAGTCAGACGTAACTCGCAAGGTGAAATCTGTTTATGCAGGAAGTTTCGTAAAGTGTTAGCGCACTTGAATGGCTCGCAAGGTCAACGGGATAGATAGCGTAGAATAGCATATGGCGACAAGACTACTGCCTGTCTTTAAAAACGGCGATGCTGATAGTGGACGTAGATACCGCAAGGGTTTACGTGGATGTCTAGAGAAGCAGTGCTCGCAAGGCGCTGTATAATGCTAGAGGCACTATTGGCTAACGTGTAATCTCAGCGTTAGCACTATTCTAAAACACATTGTAGCGGGTTCGCAAGTATGAGTCGCATTCTAAAGAGTGCCCTTGGACTGGATATAGTGTGTTTCAGAATAGACGGTGTGTAGCTCAGCCTGGTAGAGCTCCTGGTTTGGGACCAGGTGGTCGCATGTTCGAATCGTGTCACACCGACCAATCATGGAAGATTAGCTCAGCGGTAGAGCAACGCCCTTACAAGGCGAAGGTCAAAAGTTCGATCCTTTTATCTTCCACCATTTATGGAGAGTTGGCCGAGTGGTTAAGGCAGCAGTTTGCTAAACTGTCGTCCAGAAATGGGCGCATTGGTTCGAATCCAATACTCTCCGCCAAGTGTTAAAACAAGGATATATAAACATATGTTAAAACCCACAGCAAACTATAGAATGACTAAACAGACTAAAAGAACTTTAGCACTGTCTAGATTTGATAGTCAAGACCAAAGAAATGCTTGGAAACGATCTATGATCCAAGCAGAGCTAGCAGCCCTCATTCAACCAAAACGTGAAAGAGGCCGTAGAGAAGAAAACAAAGAATAATGGAAAAAATAATTTGGCCTTTGTTTGCCAAACCAATATTTAAACGCCCTGTAGATATTTCTGGTTTAGATCTTAGCTCAGTTAAATGGGCTAGAAATTACAACAACTGGATCAGCGAAACACAAAATGTATTGGCTGAACCAGAATTTAAAAATCTAGCAGAAGCTGTCTATGATGGCCTTTGTGAATATTTTTACGGTGTAATGCAGGCCAAAGATACTGTAGAAATTTATTTCACAGAAAGTTGGTTTAATAAAACTGAAAAAGGTCAAATGCATCACAGGCATTGGCATCCAAATTCTATCATATCTGGAATTGTTTATCTAGCATCAGAAGGAACATCCGGAGGCACTAAGTTTATTACTAGCCAATATGATACCATAGAATACGGTATACAAAATGCCAATATCTACAATTCAAGAAGTTGGACTGTAGATCCGGAAGTAGGGACAATGATTCTATTTCCTAGTAATGTGGAACATATGGTGCAAGAATATCTAGGAGACACACCTAGAATAACTCTTTCATTTAACAGTTTTGTTAGAGGAAATGTAAATACAGATCCATTAACAAGATTAAGTCTTTAATGCCCCTATAGTTAAATGGTTATAACAGTTGCCTTGTAAGCATCAATTCCTAGTTCGATTCCAGGTGGGGGCACCAAATAAATGTAGGTAGAGCTAAATAAATATAGTATGAGGCACTACCTATGAAAACTTATAAATGTTTAAACTGTGGTAAAGAACACAAATGGCGAGGTGTAAACTTTGCCAACAAATATTGTGATAATCAATGTCAAAAAGATTTTGAATATAAACAATATATCACAGAGTGGAAAGCAGGTGATCAAAGCGGTGTAAACCGTTACAGCACCAGTAAACATCTTTATAGATATATTTTAGAAAAACAATCTGGAAAATGTGCTATTTGTAACATTGATAGCTGGAACGGATTCAGTTTAATTTTAGAGTTAGATCATAAGGATGGAGATCACACAAACAACAAAGAAAAAAATCTTCGTTGTTTATGTCCAAACTGTCATAGCCAAACTCCAACGTATAAAGCCAAAAATACAGGAAAAGGTAGACAGCATAGAAAAAAAGTTGTATAATAAGTTTTGTTCAGTAGCAATACTGAACCGGCGAGGTAGAAGGTAGATGAGGATAGACATCGTTGTGGCTCCATGCCGCAATGAACTAATTCTGGCAAACAGTCTTGAAAACTGTTCGTGCTTGAGTGACCCGATATCCAAATACCTGTCAATTGCTGATCGGAAATATTCAGGCCTCTGTAGCCTGTCTATTGCACATTGTCCAGACCAACGACATCGCACAATAGGTCTTGTCAATTGTCCGGTCTATTACTTGACCTTTTACCAGACCGTTTAAATTTAAAAGAGAGAAACACATGAACATCACACTTCGCAAGGCAAACGCAGTTCAAAACAGCATCAATGATGCAATCAAACATATCAAGTTCGAAACTACAATCGAACTCAACGAATTCCAGGACCCTAATTTGGTCCTAACTGATGCAAACAATAAACTGTTTGCCGCAGACGCTCGCAGACAAAAACTTCTGCTAGCATTGTATAACATCCGTGGCCTTGTCGGAACAGCGAATGCCGCCAGCGGAATTGATGTGAATCTTGCCAAAGCAGCATTCATTGACAAAAGAATCGCGCAGCTTGAGGAAATCGCAGGCCTTAAGCCTCACACCGACATTGGTGTGATTCAAGGTAAACTTGAAAAGATCAAGAATTTGAAAGACGAAGCACGTAGTCGTATCTATGGCTACGGTGACACTGTAAGCACCACAGTGGTTAGTCAAGAGCAGATCGATCAGGCCAAGGCAGAAATCCTTAATCTGAAAAAGCAAAAACAAAAGCTCAATGATGAAATTCTTGAGCTCAATATCAAGACAGAAATTCCTCTAACCGAGGATACAGTAAAACTTCTGCAAGAAGAAGCTTTGCTGTAATGGCTATCGCAGAGTATGGAAGAGGTCTATCCGTCCGGTCTCATAAGCCGGGAATCGCAGGTTCGAATCCTGCCTCTGCAACCAAGTTATTGATAGTAGTATGAGATCCGATCAACGACCGAAAGGCGATACCGAGCGGGTGGAACTGCAAAGTTGGTGCATCGTAGGTGCATTGTTGGCTGCAATATGATCAACGGCTTTTTACAGAGTAAAGGGATTGAGCGGTGACGGATTCCATGTTGGGCTGGACTATAGAAGCAGACGCTGTAATGTCTGGGCGGCCTGAGCAACGCCTCAAACCAAGACTTCATTATTACTATCAATATTCAGATAATTAGTTTTATGCGGGAGTAGCTCAGTTGGTAGAGCACTTGCCTTCCAAGCAAGATGTCGCGAGTTCGAACCTCGTCTCCCGCTCCAAATAATATGCTACCAGTTATAGAAGAAAACGATCTAGTTAGAAAATTTAATTTTAGTTCTGTAATTACACAGTCTGACAATGACACCGCCATAGGCATTATTAAATCAATCATTGCTGACGGTAATTATTTTACTAATAGTCCAAAATTTCAAACCAAAGAAAATATATTCGCTCGTCCTGAACCAGTATGGTTAAAATATAGGATGAGCTTTTTATTTTCTGCATTCATGTATTTGGGAAGAGAAGCCAAGGTATCAAACATGATGGCTTGGAGTTTCATGACAAATCTTGAGGGTGCCGAAGATCGTGAAAAACTGTGGCATCACCACTGGCATCCACAACATCCCGATTCCAAAATGCTAAGTGGAATATTCTATTTGCATATTCCTAATGATGTAAAAGATAGAGATTATTGCGGAACAGAGATAGCGCCAAATGGTGTTCAAGGAGATGGTAAATTTTATGTTCGACCAAATGACGGACATTGGATAATCTACCCTAGTGATACTTGGCACAGGCCAGGAATAGTTCAGAGCAATCAATATAGATTTATTCTAGCAGTGGACGTTGAATATCAATGAGAATAGGTTGGACAATATATACAGATCCTAAACACGCTGAACACAGTCAGTGGAAAGACCTTGTGTATGAAACACCAGAACCGATTTGGCCAATTATCAGAGATCAAAGGAAAGATTCCGATTATCTGATGTGTCCGGCAGTGTCGGACTATTTTTCAAATATGTTTGTAATTAAGTGTCCGTATGATGTTACTATCTCATATGATCGCACAGCAGACATGTATCAAACTGATAGGCTAGGACAAGATTGGTATAACCAAACATTCTTTCCTAGATTTCCTATCGTTAGAAATAATAAGATTGTAGGATCTTGTGTTACGATGCGCATCAACTATCTGTTCGTCGCAGATCAAGATGTAGAAATAGAATCGTTAGATGTTCCGATACTTCACACAGAGTTAACTCGTAACATAAGAATGATTCCGGGAACTATGAATATCCATAAATGGATAAGACCAGTAGATTTTACATTTGAAATAATTGATTTAGATCAACCTTTACATTTAAAAAGAGGTGATCCTTTATTTGCTGTTAAATTTAAAACAGAAGAAAAAATAAATCTAGAGCATATTGAATATTCTAAAGATTTAAAACACATCACTGAAGCATGTCTAGCTTCAAAAAATTTCGTTCCGCGAAAAAGTCTCAAATACAGATATAAGATGGCCGAGCGTTGGTTATTCGGTCGCCGTTGGTTATAATTCTGGCTATCGTATAATGGAGAATACAACTCTCTTCTAAAGAGTGAATGTGGGTTCGATTCCTGCTAGCCGGGCCAAATCGCTCCTGTAGTAAAATGGTATTACACTATCTTGGTAAGATAGAATTCCAAGTTCAATTCTTGGCTGGAGCACCACTTGACAAACACACACATTGGATATATAATAGCAGTATGTATAAAATAGAATGGAAAGACACAGCGGGTAGAGGCTGTGTGGAAGAAGTAAAAGATCTATCAGCAGCGTTGGCGTTTGCCACAGCCTTAGGAATACCAGTTACTATAAACGGTGGTGGTATGGAACTTGTAGGAACATTTGGTTCTGCAAGCATAGAAAATGGAAGATTACCTAACGGTGATCGTTACACTTGGTATAAAAGAAGATATGTCAAAGAATGATTTAATTGAGTTAACTGGCACAGTAGACGAAGTATTGCCTGGTAGTATGTATCGAGTAAAAATCGATAATATGCAGAGCATTATTACCTGTTATACTGGAGGAAAACTTAAACAGCACAAGATTAAAATTATTCTTGGAGACAGGGTTAAAGTTGAAGTCAGTGCTTATGATTTAAGCAAAGGGCGTGTGACATATAGATTATAAAAGGAGAGTGCTATGGCACCGTGGATTCAAAACGTAGCACTCAGCGATGTTAAGCGAGGTCATCACATTGATGCGGGTGTCAACTCTATGCTGATTCAGATCTGTGACCCTCCTGGCGATTTTCCTACCCCTAGCTACAAGTTCAAAGAAATCCATCAATTCCAGTTTCTAGACGTTGAAGAAAAGGATCACGTTTTGGACGAGGCTATGCGTTGCAGCCAAGAGCAGGCCAACGAGCTTGTTCGACTGCTACAACACGCATTTGAAAATCGTATGAACGTAGTTGTCCACTGTCACGCAGGTGTTTGTCGCTCTGGTGCTGTCTGTGAAGTTGGTGTTATGATGGGCTTCCGTGATACAGAAGCATTTCGTAGCCCTAACCTACTGGTCAAGCATCGTATGATGAAGGCACTAGGCTGGACCTATGACGAGAATGAGCCCCACACTATCAACGGTCATACGACCGAGTTTGGGATCATTCTCCCCAAGACAGTAGAGTGGACCAACGACAACGAAAAAGTTTTTACACTGGCCGCAGAGCGTAGAGCTCGTAGAGAAAGAGAAGGAGATATCTAATGGGTGAAGATTACGATATGACAGTAGATATGCAAGAAGCATTTCAACGATATTTTGACTACGGATTCGAACCCGGTAGTTTTGGAATGGCTGTGCTCTGCAATGATTTGACTCATGCTGTTCTCTGTGCCGATCATTGGAATAAACAAAGATTGCCAGATACTATTCGATGGTTAATGGACAAAGCACCACCGGGCAGTTGGGGCAGTCCCGATGTAGTTAGAGAATGGCTATCCAAAGGTGTGGCTTTTGAGCAACACCAAAAGAGACGAGTAGTTGACATTTTGAGCACACCGTAGTATAATACATACTATGGAATACGTTATCGAAGCTCGAGGTAAAAGGACTAAGAAGTTCATAGAGGCAGTTTTGCCCTCTATGATCGATCAATTAGGACTTAAAAACAGCCGTAAGGTTTTGTTTATCAAAGTTAGCAAATCTGATCTTGCTGACGAAAATGAAGGTCAGACTTGCTACATTCCAGTTGTAGATGGTATTGTGGTTATAATCAAACCTCAGTCATTTGAACGAATGGGCGTGACACTAGCTCACG